GCTCGTGACAGTGGTGTTGTTGAAATACAGAAAAAGTTTACCTCGGGTAAAGAAGCAAGTCATGCCACAGTTACACCACAACATGAACCTTGGTCTGGCCATGAAGTATTATTCAAAGGTGGAGGAGGAGGTGCGTCAACTGCGGCCCTAGGAGAAACCACAGGCGATAAAGCAGTTAACAGTGGAGGCAACACCGCCGCTGGCGCAAGTCCTACCAGCGCAGCCGGTGTAGACACCCCAGTTGCGGCCGCAGCCCCTACAACAGCCACAACAGCTACTACTACAGTAGGCACAGGCAGTGAAGCAAATATTGCCGCAGGAGCAGCCGAAGCAAAAGTAACAGCCGCCACTCCGCTGGCAGGAACTGGCACAGCTAATATTCTCAGTGACGCAAGAAGTATAACCCAGTCAGTGACAGCCAAAGCCACTAGTCTAGTTCCAAATGTAACAGGTGTTGCATCAACGGCCAATAGTTTAATGGGTGCAGTAGGTGGTGCAGTATTAGGTGCAATAACAGGTGGCGGCACAGGTGCCATAGCAGGAGCATTAATGGGGGCACTGGGCGCAGCCAAATCGGCTGCCGCTGGACTGAGTGGAGCAGCCGCAGATGCAGCCGCAAAATCATTGCCTGGGGCATTAAGCGGAAGTACTGCATCTGGCGACACCGCAGTTGCACAGCCCGAACCACCCAAGCCAATACCCGCAACGGCAGGAGAAGCATTGGCCACAGTTAACGAACCATCATTGCCTGAAGGTGCACCAACCACAGGTCGGGGTCGTGGCTACAACGTACAGAGTGTCACCGCCATCAAGAGTGTAGAAGGATTCAAAGAACCGGCATTAAATTCAACGTTGACTGAAATGTTGGTTGAACTAAATGCACTAAAATTTAAATGGGCACCTTTTAGAGAAGCAATGGCATCGAGAACAGCCAACGGCAGATATACAGTAGTCAACGCCACAGGATGTGTTGGTAGATATCAGAGTACGCCCACTGCCCTTTATCAAAACGGAGTATTGACGGCAGATCCAGGCTGGCCACCGTATGGAGTATACACAGATACTAAAATAAAAGTATCTGAGTGGTCCTGGACTCCTGCAGATCAGGAAATAACTTCTAGGTCCAAGACTGGCGGAGTGGAAGGCAAACCGATATATAGTACCCCAGGCAGTCCGCAACTAGGACCAGCAACATTGGAAGGGTTTTTATTAGATACTGCTCTTCAGGAAAAAATAGCATTATCCGGAACGTGGAGTAATTTTAAAATACTTCAAAAAATTGGTTTGATCACTGATGCAACTCCTGCTGATGAGATTGGAGGATGGCTCATGGCTGCATATCTAGGAACAGGACAAGTTAGAAATGATCCTAAATTCTATACAGCCCCAGATATTACAACGAAAGAGTTAATTGATGCAATGAAAGGGCCCATGGGCGGTGGCATCACCGGACTGTTCGCTTGGTGGAAACGTGCAAAAAATGATCCTGCTACACACCCTGGCGTGGATCCACTGGGTAAAAACATGTATAGCTATTACATACTGGGCAGTAAGACACAGGCTTAAAGGAACAATAATATGGCATTAAACAGAATATTCAAAGGATACAGCACAGTAGACGCAGCCACCACCAGTGAAAGCGTACTCTATGACATTGACTTAATCAAACGTGATATTACCAATCACTTTAGTATAAAGCGGGGCGAAAAGTTAGAAAATCCAAACTTTGGCACAACAATTCCTTGGCTGTTGTTTGAGCCCTTCAGTGAGGAAATAGAAAAAGCCATTGAGGAAGATGTAATTAATATTTTCACCTATGATCCCAGGGTCCGACTAAACGTAGTCGAAGTATTAAAGGACTATGACAGACAGTCTATCACTGTTAACTGTGATGTCACCTATGTACCATTCAACGTAACCGACGGCATTTCTTGGCAGTTTGGCGAAGATGGCACCATTATAATGCTGTCCGGCATGAGCTAGATCAAAATAGTTTAATAAACCCCCTGGTTTGCGACTCTATAAATATAAGGTCGAGGAAGCAAAAATATGAGTGATATTGCAAGAATTTTCGCAGCAGAAGATTGGAAAAAGATCTATCAGCAACTGAGTCAGGTAGATTTATCTAGCTACGACTTTGATAACCTACGCCGAGTATTGCTCGACTACGTCAAAACAAACTTCCCCGAAGACTTCAACGACTTCATTGACAGCAGTGAATTCGTGGCCATGATTGACATGATGGCATATCTGAGCCAAAGCCTTGCATTCCGCATTGACTTAAACAGTCGTGAAAACTTCCTAGACACAGCCACCAGACGTGACAGCATTATCAGACTCAGTCGCATGGTTGGCTACAATCCACGCAGAAACACCGCAGCCAGTGGACTGATGAAGTTGCACAGCATCAGCACTACACAAAACTTATTCGACAGCAATGGCGTTAGTTTAAATGGTAAAACAATAATTTGGAATGACACCACCAATCCTAATTTCCTAGAACAGTTTAACTTGATTCTTACTCAGAGTATGAATGCCAATCAGCAGGCGGGCAAGCCCCTGCGTAAGGCCATCATCGACGGCATCAGCACAGAGCTATATGAACTCAACAGTTTACAAACGTCGGCAGTGATTCCCTTCAGTGCCACAGTGGCTGGCACAGGCATGAATTTTGAAATTGTGGGTGCCAACATCAACACCGCAGGTGAAATGTTTGAACGTAACCCCACACCCAATACAGGCATGACATTGCTGTATCGCAATGACGGCAAAGGCAACTCCAGTCCCAACACTGGATGGTTCCTCATGTTCAAGCAGGGCACACTGCGCTCAACTGATTTTGGTCTAACCACAGCACTGCCCAATCAGGTCATTAACATCGACGTGGCTGCCATCAATGATTCTGACGTATGGTTGTATGAAATTAATTCGGCCGGCAACTTCAGTGCAATCTGGCAAAAGATTGATGAGATTGCCGGCAATAATGTAATCTATAACAGTGTCTCACTGAATCAAAGAAAAGTATATAGTGTTGTCAGTAAAGAAAACGACAAGGTAGACCTAGTGTTTGCCGACGGCAAGTTTGGCGACATTCCCAAGGGCAACTACAGATTTTACTTTAGATCCAGCAATGGTCTGAACTATTCAATTCGACCAGTGGACATGCCACGCATTGCAGTGCCATTGCAAGTGCTGACAAAGACCAATCAACAAGCATCCATTATATTAAATGTGGGACTACGCACCGCAGTTTCCAACAGCAGTGCTGCCGAAACCTATGTTGACATCAAGAGCAACGCTCCACAGGCCTATTACACACAAAATAGAATGATCACTGCTGAAGATTATAATATCTATCCAGTGATCAGTAGTCAAAATGTACTCAAGGCCAAGGCTGTCAATAGAACAAGCTCGGGTGTAAATCGCTACCTTGACATCATGGACCCCACTGGACGCTACAGTAGCATTAAGGTATTTGCTGAAGATGGACAACTATATAGAAAACCAGTCATTGAAAGTTTTAACTTTGGGTGGACCACTGACAGTGATATTGTTAGAGCGATTCAAGATTTAATTAGACCATATCTAGTGGACGAAGAGCTGGGCAATTTTTACTATGCCTACTACTCACCGCTGATCCCAACCAAGACCACTAGTAAATTTACTCAGTGGCTGCCAGTGGAAAGTAAAACTAATGCCTTCAGCGGATACTTCACTGACACAGCTGACACCGGAGCCACTAGATCTCCAAGAGCGTTTGGTGTCAATGCCAGCGACAAGCCATTTTCGTCCAGTGCCAAAGGTACGTTATTAAAATTTGTACCCAAGGCCTCAACAGAAGCGAATAAAACTTGGTACTTTGACAAGAATCGAGCAATGGTACTACGTTCCGACTCTGCGGTGCAGATGGGCGATGTAGATCATTTGTGGACCAAGGTATTCGACATCAACGGCGACGGCATGAATGGTGGCATCGGCCCACTGGAAGACGGCACCGGCCCAGTGGTGCTCAGTGACAACATACCCGATGGTGCAATTTTACAATATATTATTCCTGCCTTGGGTCGAGACTTTGGTACGTTGGAAGCAATCATGTACACGGTGATCAAGCAATACAAAGACTTTGGCCTTGGCTACGACAATGAAACTGGTTACTGGTATATCATAGCCAACAGCAATTTAAAATCTGGCGCAGATTTTAGTTTGGCATTAAAGGGTGATCAGTCAAATACCAACAGTGATGCCAGCTGGCTGATGATGTTTGAATACAAAAACGGCTCATACCGTGGCAAAGTTCGTAAAATGCAGATGTTGTTTCGCAGTCCCAATGAAAACAGATTTTACTTTGACAGTGAAAACAAAGTGAGAGATCCATTAACTGGACAAGTAAAAACAGATGAGATTTCTGTTTTAAAGTTAAATGGTAATTTTGAAAATAGTTTTAAGCCCTATCTCGATGACACAGTATTTCACATAATTGGAAATGTTGTGGAGTCGGATGGATACACTGATCCCGCAACAGTTAGAATCAGCTATGCAGATCGAGACGACGACGGAGTACCTGATGACTTGGATACTTTTGGCGACATTGTTAATTTAAACAGCGTCACACAAGAAATTGCGTATGAGTGGGCCAAGGGCGCAGTAGTGGCTACTACCGCAACAAACGGCGACTACGTACTATTCTTTCAGCGATACTTGGACAGCACCGGGCAATATAGATTGCGTGATTACGCTTCAGATAATATATGGTTTGCCAACGAC